CCCGAGGTCAACCGCGCTTATGCTGACGCATACATGCGCGCCATGATCGAGCGCTTCGATGGCGACATCGACAAGGCGGTGGGCGCGTACAATGCCGGCCCCGGCCGCATGCTCGACGCCGACGGCAAATATTACAATTTGCCAGCCGAGACGCAGCAATACATCGACAACGTGCGCCAGTATTACAACCAGTCGACCGGCGACAACTACGGCATCACAGTGTCTCCGACGCCGCGCATGCGACCCGGCAGCGTGAGGCCGCAGGCGCGCCCAGCGGGATTGCTTGGCTGATGGCAGACTTGATGCAATTCGTCCCACCGGGGTTGCGAGGACCACTTAGAGACGTAATGGGCATGGGCCGTGTCACCGCTGAAGGCGGCGCGGGTCTCATTAACGCAATCCGCAGTAATCCTATGGCCGTCAATAAGGCAATTGGCGAGAGCATGATCGGGGCAATTGCAGATCCAGTCGGCACTGCGAAGGATGTGTATCAAGATGTGGTGGACACGGCGACAGGCGCTCTGACTAAAACCGCCGCAGATTATCTCATGGACATGTACGGCATCGAGCCGGCCGAGGCGAGCCCCACACAGCTCAGGGCAGCGAATGATGCGCGATATGCCGACCTTGCAGCCACCGCAGCCGCTGTGGTCCCAGGCGGTAAGGCACTGAAAACCCTGGGTAAAGCCGCCGGTGATGTTGATGTTGGTGGCCTTGCTGCGGATGCAACATACGCCGGCAGGTCAATTGCAGAGGGTGACTTCAAGGGCGTGCTCGAGGCTTTCGAGCGCGGTGGTGAGGGGCAAGACCTGAGCGCAGCCAAGGTTGACAATCGCGTTGCGGTGGCTGGTGTGCCGCCCGCATACATTGACCAGCTCGAGGCTGGCATCGGACTACGCGACAGCAATGGCCGCATAAATGTTGATAGCCTTTTGGCGCTTGCATCTCAGTTCGATGAGAAGGGCAACCGCCGAAGCAATATTAAGCCAGACAGAAAGACGGGGATGACGCACAATCATCCAGCGTCGAATGTCCGCATGAACACTCCAATTGAGGAGCAAAATGTTGAGCGGATAACACGAGGCAAAGCGGCAAAACGTAAAAACACTGACTTTAAAGTCGGAGACGTTCTGATCGCAGCATTTGGCGACCGCGCGGCGGCGGATGTGGACATAGGCGGGTTTGGCGGAGAGACCCTGTCAAGCCCGGTGAGTTTATTCGGTGGCGGCGGATATATGCGTGAGCCAAACGATTACATCTGGGCGTCAGACGAGGGCGTGACGAGCCCATTGTTGCGTCAGATAATGTACGCCGCGGATGAAGGCAAAAACCCGAAAATGGTCTACACCTCGATGGGCGCTCAGGCTGGCGATTTCGCTACTGACAATCTTCTACGAGACTACATCCGCAATATTGATATTGACCCGTCGTTGCGAGGCGTATTGGCGGAGCGTTTGGCCAAGTCAAAAGACTTCACCGATAAAAATTTCCCAATGGATGACCTTGTGTCAGGCGGAAACTCACGCCGAAACTCGATTGGCCTCTTTGATGGCGTTGAAGAATACTTTGAGAACCTAAACGGCTCGAACCGAAGAGCAATTTGGCAGGCCATGGACAATGCTACATTTAGAGACGCCGGCATTCCGGTCGGCGAGGCTAGAATTGCGATGACGGACCCAGACCTTCTCTACGCAAATCCTTTTGATAGCGGTCTGAACGTAGGCCGCCCAGACCTGAGCAGCCGTGAGATATCCATGACGTCGGATCACCCAATATACCCCACCGCTATTCGCGGGCAGTATGAAGGGTCAACGCCGGTCCAGATCCCCGGATCAATTCTTTGGAGAGACTTCTTTAATGCGCGGCGAGGTGAAGGTGGTGGCCTTCCGGGCTCAGACCAGAGGTCGTTCTTGATGTCACACCCAAACATGAGACAAGAAGTTGACCGCCAGATGGAAGACGAGATAGGCCAATTCATAGAATTCTGGCGCGCATTTAACCAATAAGGGGCCACAAGATGGACTATGACATGAATAAGATGGCCTCAGAGCTTGAGGCAGAGCTTAACCCGGACGTGATGGACGAGGTGGAGTTGCAGTCGGTCGTCGCGCGCGAGCTCGAGGACGCAATCGACTATATCGACAACTACATCAGCCCCAAGCGCGCTGAGGCGACCAAATATTACAACGGATCCCCATTCGGGAACGAGGAAGAGGGCCGCAGTCAAGTGGTCAGCCGAGACGTACGGGATACCGTACAGGCCGTCATGCCGTCGCTGATGCGCGTGTTCCACGGATCCGACGAGGCAGTGTCATATATCCCCACCGGCCCAGAGGATGTCGAGGCGGCCCAACAGGCGACAGACTACGCCAATTTCATCATGAACCGCGACAACAACGGCTTCTTGGCGATGCACTCAGCATTTAAAGACGCCCTGATCCGCAAGGTCGGCATCATCAAGTGTTTCTGGGAAGACAAGACAGAAGTCGAGACTTACAATCTGACTGGCCTCGACGATGCTGCACTTGCAGCACTCGCCGCCGACCCGGACGCGGAAATCACTGTGCAGTCGTCTGAGACTGTCGGCGAGCCGCAGATCGACCCCAACACCGGCCAGTTTATCATGCCCCCAATGGTCCACAGTGTGACAGTCGAATATGTGCGCCCAGATGGCCGCGTGCAGATCGAGGCTGTGCCGCCCGAGGAGTTCCTGATCTCTCGCGAGAGTAAGGACGTCGAGACGTCTGACTATGTTGCGCACCGCCGCATAATCACGGTGTCCGAGTTGATCTCCATGGGCTACAGCGCCGAAGAGGTCGAGGATCTGGCGTCGGCCCACGACGACATGAACACCAACGTCGAGCGCAACACTCGAAACCCGGCCCTGTCAAACGAGATGAACGCGCGAAATGACGAGGCGATGCGCAAGGTGCTCTATGTGGAAAATTATATCCGCGTAGACTATGACGGCGACGGGATCGCCGAGTTGCGTAAAATTTGCACCGCGGGCGACGGCAACAAGATCCTGAGCAACACGCCAATCACAATGGCGCCGTTTGCCACATTTACCCCGGAGCCAGAGGCGCACGACTTTTTCGGATCATCCTTGGCAGATGCAGTGATGGACATCCAACGGATCAAGTCAAACGTCATGCGCAACACTCTCGACAGCCTGAGCCAGAGTATCAACCCGCGATTGGCGATTGTTGAGGGAATGGTCAACCTCGAGGACGCAATGTCGACCGAGAATGGCGCAATCATCCGCCAGCGTGCCGCCGGCCAAATTCAGCCAATGAGTATCCCGTTTGTCGGCCAGGCCGCGTTCCCGGTCCTACAGTACATGGACGAGGTCAAGGAGGCCCGTACAGGCATCTCCAAGGCGTCAATGGGTTTGGATGCGTCTGCACTCCAGAGCAGCACTGCCGGAGCTGTAAACGCCACTGTGGCGGCCGCACAACAGCACATCGAGCTGATCGCCCGCGTGTTCGCGGAGACCGGCATGAAGCGCCTGTTCCAGATTATCTTGCAGCTCATTACCACGCACCAAGACCAGCCGCGCATGGTGCGCCTGCGCAATAAATTCGTGCCTATCTCACCAATGGCTTGGAACGCATCGATGGACGTGTCTGTTAACGTGGCGTTGGGGCGTGGCACGGACACTGAGCGCATGATGATGCTGCGCCAGATCGGCGAGATGCAGAAAGAGGCCATGGCCACAATGGGTCAAGTCAATCCGCTCACCGACATGGCAAAGCTGGGCAACACGCTTAAGGCGATGACCGAGCTGGCTGGCTTCAAGGACACCTCACAATTCTGGAACGATCCGGCCGACTTCCAGCCGCCGCCACCAGACAACAAGCCCGACATCAACGAGCAACTGATCCAAGTGCAAATTCAGCAGATCCAAGCGGACATGCAGAAGAAGGCAGCCGAGTTGCAGCTCAAGCGTGAAAACATGCTGATGGAGGACGACCGCAAGCGCGACGAGCTCGAGGCCGAGCTGTTCGT